ATACCTTGAACAAAACGGCGAGATTGATCTTGATCGAAAGTGCCGTCTTGAGTCAAAGACTTCAAGACGTGGTTACACCTTTGATGCACCGTATATAACAAACTCTGCGAAAGGATGTCTCCTAACGCAACCACCCTCGTCTTGCCTCCCTTATCACTAAGGAAGACAAGCCTTGAATGGATAGAGTTTGAGTCACCTTTAACAGAAGAATCCGTAAAGGCGTCTACAAGAACTTTTACTGTTTCCCACTTGTTAACATATGGGAGTGTCATGAGTAGGACAAATTGTCCTACTAATAACCAGCTATCGTTCAGACATCTTAGATCATTTAAATACTGTGTGTATGCTAAAGATCCGTTAGGACCTGAAGCACCACTTATATGCCATTTCCATTTGGCATTCCAGTTTTGGTCTATTGACCTAAATGATTTATTAACATATGACAAGGTAGACAAGTATTTCCACTTGAACAACCCAGTCAGCTTACCTTTAAATCTACCAGTTATAGTAGACACATCTACAACAGGGTCCGTATAAAAAAGACGGAATGATGAGAAGATGCTGACCCAATACACTTTACTCAAATGGTAGTTACACCTAAGTAACGCCTTTTGGACTAAGCGTTTGTATCGGTTGCTTAAAGGAACTTGATCCACAGGGGCACCCATTAATTGTCTAATAAAGAAGTTAGACATCATTTTTGCACGTTTGAGACCATGGAGACCCTCACAGGTCATCCATTTCTCATATGCAGAAATGACTTTAATGGCGAGTTCAAAATCCTCTCTGTTCTCAGAGGAGGAAGTGAAGAATAATTCGTGAAGCTTGGTTACTATATGTAACAATTCTTTACGTTTTATATTTTTATTCATTTTAACAAATGGTAAAAATCATCGCTTTCCCTTTGAAAGGTAATTAACCGATCAGTGAGGAGCCACGTTTGTCTTAGGTTCCACATTGGATTCACCATTTCCAATGGTGGGATCCAGCACTAAAGCCGGACACGAGTAAATTGACGGTTTACTCAAGAGTGAAAAC